ATGCTCAGGTGTCCGGCAATGCTCAGGTGTCCGGCGATGCTTGGGTGTACGGCGATGCTAAGGTGTACGGCAATGCTCAGGTGTACGGCGATGCTCAGGTGTCCGGCGATGCTAAGGTGTACGACGATGCTTGGGTGTACGGCGATGCTAAGGTGTACGGCAATGCTCAGGTGTGCGGCGATGCTAAGGTGTCCGGCGATGCTTGGGTGTCTGGCAATGCTCAGGTGTCCGGCAATGCTCAGGTGTCCGGCGATGCTCAGGTGTCCGGCAATGCTTGGGTGTCCGGCGATGCTAAGGTGTCCGGCAATGCTCAGGTGTCCGGCGATGCTAAGGTGTCAAATAATAATGAACATTGTGGATTTGATTGTTTTGGGTCTGCTAATCGTCACACCCATGCCTATAAAACTCAATCAGGGAAAGTTGAAATCATCTGCGGATGCTTTCGGGGTTCTATTGAAGAGTTCGAGGAACAAGTCAAAAAGACACATCAGGGAAATGAATTCGAAAGGCAGTACATGGCTATTGCCGAAGTGATCAAGATCAAGTTAGGGCTAAAATAACGGCTATGGAAACTGAAAAAGAATTGGCACGGGCCTCGATGGGAAGGTCGAGATCTCCGTATATAGCCTCTCAATCGTTTTTAACGCAGCTAAAAAAAACGCTGTTCCACGAGGAAACCAAAAAGCGGTTCGAGATGATGTTGGGGGAGTACGCACCCTCTTTTATGCAGTCGATATTGTCGGCCACGACAAACAATAAGCTGCTGATGAAAGCCGATCCCACATCGATTATCCGGTCCTCTTTGGTTGCGGCGTATACGAATCTGTCGATAGATACCAATCTGGGACAGGCGGCATTGGTTCCCTACGGTGGAGTCGCGCAGTTCCAGATAATGAAGAACGGATATGTGCAACTCGCCCACAGGACGGGCAACGTAGCGCGTATCAATGTGGCTAACGTGTACGAAGGGGACATCGAGGCAATAAATCCCTTTACGGGCGACATGCGATTCAATCTAAACAATCCGGACAGGTCGATACTGAACGGATTCGTCTCTTACCTGAAGCTGATGACCGGTGCGGACTTCTATCTGTACATGACGGTGGACGAATGCAAGACTCACGGGGCAAAGTATTCCAAATCATTCTACAGGGAGAATGGATTGTGGCAAACGGATTTCGTAGCTATGGGGCAAAAGACGGTGTTGAAAAGCATTATTAAAAAGTGGTGCCCGATCAACCCCCAACAGCAACCCAAGATAACGGCGGCGCTGAAATTCGACCAATCCGTTCCCAGTTCCGAAGACATAGAGTCCTGCGATCCGATATATGTGGATGGCGTCGATGCCAAAGAGGCGGAAAAAAAGGAAGTAGACGAAATAGTAGCAAAAATTACGAATGAATGATGGAAGATGAGAAAGTTCTGATCCGGCTGAAAACTTACGCCATGATGTCCGGAATAACCTATAACGGCGTCAAGAAAAGAATAGCATTAGGAAAGATAAAAGCCGAAAATATAGATGGGGTGCTGTTTGTCGACATATCCCAATATCCCGTCCTGCCTTCGGCGAGAATACGGAAAAAACTGGATAAAGAATACTGACATGGAAGGAGAACCCAAAACAATAGACAAGTGCTTCGACAAATTCGCGCAGTGGGCGGATTGGAGCGAAAAGGACCCGGTAAGAGAGATAATATTCGTTATCTGTACTCATATTATAGGGCTGCTGTTCATCGTATTGTCTCCCATAATCGCAATGATTGCGGCCCACTCGTACACCAACGCACAAAGGGAGCAAGAAGCCAAAGAAGATGAGGAATTATTAGAATGGTGGAGAAGAGAAAGGGAGGAAGAATACGTAAAATGGGTGAGAGGGCGAAAGTAAAATGCGAGACATGCCGATTCATCCAAGACGTGGAGCAGGGGATAGGGTATTGCCCTGTAATCAAAATGCTATCTCCGGTACATAGCGAGAAAATTTGCGTGCATCACGTGTCGTGATTTGATGTAGAAACGATGAAGTTCATAATTGCCAAATACTATGTTAACCCGAAGGGAATGCCGGATGATGTAACGGAAGTATGGGAAATAATATATCCCCATTACCATAGCATTATAAGCGCGAGAGAGGGGCGCGAGATTATCCGGGAGAACGGATTGGTGTTAGCAGTGAGCAATCGGTATGGCAAGGTATGGGAGATACCTGGCAAGCCTTTGACGAAGATAAAAATTTAGGAGACATGATAAAGGGGGGATACATATTGCAGCCGCGGTGCATACAGGAGGGGAGCATGGCGCACAATCCGCCGGTAGACAGAGAACTGTGGCAATACTTTCTGCGAAGTGTAAACTACTATAAGCACGACCTTATGCCTCGGGGATCGGGGTTCTTCCGGCTGGAGGACATACAGGAAGATTTGAGTTGGAAAGTCGGTTTCAGGAAGATGAAATACTCGAAATCTCAGCTCTCGAAATCCATCCGGCGGATGAGAGATGCAGGCGTCGCTACCGTTACGAAGGAAACGGGCGGAATGATTGTAACTATCTGTAAATACGATTATTATCAGGACCCGAATAACTACGAAGGAAATTCCTTTTATGAAGGAAACAATGGCGGGATAATGAAAGGTAGTGAAACGCTTGACACGAAGGAAACAGAAGGTGTAAGCTTAAATGACTGTGGAACAGTAGGAATAGAGGGGGTGTGCGAAGATCGAAGGAAACGATATGTCGAGCATGAAGGAAACGCGAAGGCAACAACGAAAGATGACCAATATATAAAGAATTATAAGAAAGAAAAGAATAATACACACACACAGTATAAACTGAAAAATATACAGAACACTTCGTGCGCGCGCGAGGAAGGCGAGGACGGTATGGAGAGATGGGCGGAGTCGTCGAAAAAACTGATCGTGAAAAACGTGAGAGAGTGGATAGCCCAGTATACGCCCTCGGTGGCGCTCATGGAGTTTCCGTTGACAGACCGTCAGATACTGGGGATTTTCGAGCGCATGACTCCGGACGATTTGAAGCGGCTACTTATAGCCATGTGCAACAAGGGGGCCACAAAACGAAATAGAAGCGCCTATTTTACGCTTTTGGCATTCGAGGGTAGGGATTATATCATCAAACAGAGAAAATTGAAAATTGCCACCAAAGAAGGCCGAATACGAGGGTTCAGGGAATAGACTAAAATCTGTCTTTAAAAACTTGAAGGAAATGAAACTGACGAAAAACGAGGAGTGGATAATAGCCTACCTCAAAGACAAAGATTATGTGTCTCCGTCGGCAATAGGTTTGGAACACGCTCGAACCTTCGGATATAGAGGAGCGCACCATAGCTGTTGGGCTTCCCCTATCTGCTTGCGACTGGTACGAAAGGGGGTCTTGATACGAAACGACAGGGGGCATTACAAGCTGAAGCCATGACCCACGCATCTCTTTTTTCCGGTGTCGGCGGCTTCGATCTGGCCGCAGAATGGCATAAGAGAAACCGATAAATTTTGTAAAAATGAAAAACTGGAGTATATTTGTAGCGACTTGCATACTTGAAGGCAGAATATTCTGCCTGTTCGCAGCGGGCATTTTTTATGCCCTGTCGCTGCATATACACGGCGCTACCCCCGTGTCGGTGCTTAATGGCCCGACTGCCTTCAAGGTGCAAGTCAACGGGTCAGTGGCGCCGTTTTTTCATGCCACTAAACAAACACTATTATCTGTTATGACTTGCACAGAGAAAAAGCGTTTGAATGGGAAAACTACATCCAGATCAAACCGTCCGGCTCACGAGACGAGCGAATCCATCTATTCTAAATTCCAGATCGAAATGAACCCCAAGAATGAGGCTTATGCGTTCATTCTTTCCTGTGGCCTCCTTTCGGAGTTCATCGAGTTCTCACGCGCCTATTCCGGCGAATGTAAATCCACTGAATCAAGACTTGAAATGGCATTGAAAAACTGTTGAATTATGGGAGCGCATAGAAATTCAATATACGACAAGGCATATGTCGAGATGTACGCAAAAGGGATGTCGTTGGCAGAAACAGCCAAGAGCATAGGCGTTACAAGGCAATGTGTATATAAGGCATTCAAAAAGCGAGGGTTAAAGTTGCGAACTCCTGCACCTTCTGACTACCAAATTTACGATGGCAAAAAATTCACCCTGCGGAATCATGGTTATTATGCTTTAACTACCGATGACAGATGTTTGATGCATCGTTACGTTTGGGAAAAAGAAATATGCGATATACCGGACGGTTGGGATGTCCATCATATCAACGGGGATAAATCCGATAATCGCCGGGATAATTTAGTTTGCTTCCCAAAAGCGGAACACACGCGAAGGCATCAAATTGAACGAAGAAAATGATACACATAGATTTATTTTCGGGAATAGGAGGATTTGCCCTCGCCGCGCATTGGGCGGGATGGAGGACGCTCGTTACTTGTGAAATAGACAATTTTTGTCGGCGGGTACTACAGTATCACTTTCCCGAAGCATACCATCACGATGATATACACACCTTGACTTATGAGACAATTGACGTTGAACTTTCAAAACGATACGGAACCCTCTGGAGGAATGAGGACATTGTCCTTACCGGAGGGTTCCCGTAGCTGTGCCAGCCGTTCAGCGTCGCCGGTAAGAGAAAAGGCACGGGAGATGACCGCTATCTCTGGCCGGAGATGCTTGGAGCTATTCGGGAGATTCGTCCCCGCTGGGTCGTGGGCGAAAACGTTCCCGGAATTATTGATTGGTCGGAGGGACTGGTTTTCGAGCAGGTGTGTTCTGACATGGAAAATGAGGGCTACGAAGTCCAACCGTTCGTACTTCCGGCTTGCGGTGTCGACGCTCCCCATCGCAGGGACAGGGTGTGGTTTGTTGCCCACCGAGCAGACTCAGGGTCTGAAGATATGTGTCAAAGGGAAGACGGTCTTCATGCCGATGCGGCTCCTGCATACGCCGACAGCCAACGACGCGAGGAACGTTTCACTCCCGCCGAGTCAGGCCAAAAGAGATGGCGGAATGGTGAAAACGGCTATGCGGAGCGACGAATACCGGACTGGAGCGGGTTTCCGACTCAATCCCCGGTTCTTAGCAGAGATGATGGGCTTTCCGCCGGATTGGACGGAGTTACCTTTCCTGCATGGTGCAGGGAATCCGTCAAAGCCTACGGCAACGCCATAGTCCCGCAGGTAGCACTGCGGATATTCGAGACGATTAACGATTACGAAAAATTGAGACGATTATGAAAACATTACGTGAAGTAGCCGAGGCACTGTGCCCGATTCGTTTGGGTGAGGATTACGATAAAACCATCTACAACATGATAGATGAAGCTTGCCACAATGAATGGATAGACGGGTTCATTACCGGCGCTCAATGGAGGGAGGATAATCCGGTTGCGGCCGATTCTGCGTCCGATCCCGAGTCCGACTCCATAGAGCTTTGCGGCCTGTTGTGGGATACGGAGAATTTGGCCATCGGTGGTTACGAGAAGAACGGCCGCCATTACTACACATGGGAGGATGCAATGGATGCCGCGAAGTCTGTCGGGAAGCGCTTGCCGACCCGGAAGGAATGGAAGGCATTATGCGATCTCGGCTCGACTTGGGACGATGAGCTTAAGGGCCGTTGGTTCGGAGGTAACCATGATACAGACCACAAGGGCTCGTTGTTTCTGCCTGCTGCGGGCTTCGGCTATTCTAATGACCTCGGCTATTGCGCAAAGTTGGCCGGCACGAGTCTCACCGGCTACTATTGGTCCTCGTCGATGGACGACGAAAGAGGCGACTATGCGGGTAGCCTACATTTAGGCTCGATCGGCGTCAGCCCGTTGGAAATCAACCTTATCACCCTCGGCTTCAGCGTGCGTTGCGTGCGGGATAAATGACAACTTCATCCTCCAGTTGTCAAATAATAATTGACAACTGAACCTTTAAAAAACATTAAACACTTTAAAGAATGAGCTATGAAAATGATCCCTGATGCAGACATAGTTTGGGATAAAAGAGAACAATCCCGCATCGAGGCCCAAATCAAAAAGCAGCAAGAGTTGAAATTGATCGGACGCATGAAGAAGGTACCGGGGCACACTCTGTTCTCTTTCAACTACAAAACAGGCGAGATCAAGCCGGCCGACGTGATTCGGGAGTGTGCGATGGGCTTTGACGGATTGCCGGTCTACAAGGAGAGAATAGTGGTGGAGAAGGATTGCTACTACGAACAGGCGCTGAATATAAGGAATTTTATTAAACGGTTAAAACGTAGGATAAAATGAAAACACCAGAAGAAGCAGCCCGAGAGTATGCCAGCGACAATGGATTTATGCATGATGAATGGCGCGATATATACAACGCTTTCCTTGCCGGCTATACCTCTGCGATAGCCAAAGTGGGCGAAGCCCAAAAATGGATCAGCGTAGAGGAGATAAGACACGAACAGCCGAAAGGCGAAAAACAGTGAGAATCATGCGGAAAATATATGTTTTTGCAGAAGACGAAGACGGTAATGCTTTTTATTCTCAAGTTGATGATAGAGAAGATGTTGCCACGCTTATCGCCACATTGGTGTCTCAGTATAAGCCTTTTGTCCAAATCGAATCTGTCGGGCCTATCAACATTAAATTGAAACGTAACGATCAAAAACAGGGAGAATGAAAGGGAAAATAACTATTTCAGGGAAGGTTTACGAATGCGAGGTTCGCAATGGGGTAAGGTACGTCGATGGAAAGACTGTACCAGAATTTGCGAAGACTTTATCGCCTTCCGAATTAATGGACCTCGCAATCGTCGGAGCAATGGCGGTTGACGCAGAAAAGGAAGGTCGATTTATCCCGGCGCAAGAGATACTCAAGGGGATTCAGAAATCTAAAACCGATAACTAACAAAAATTGTAAATCATGCGAGAGATACTTTTCAGAGGCAAGAGCCTCGACAATGGGAAATGGGAGAGCGGATACCTACTCGAAAATCAAGGTCGGACCTTCATTTACCAAGCAACGAACGATAACGGCCGCATCTCCGTCGCTGCGGTAGAAGTCGATCCGGCCACCGTCGGCCAGTACACGGGTTTGAAAGACAAGAATGGCAAGAGCTTTTGGGAAGGGGATATATTCAAAGAAGATGATAGCGGAATTGTGCGATCCATCTTCCGAGTTCCCGGCGGACTCGCTTTTGAGGATAATCCTGTGGCATTCGGCTATGACCATAGAGCACCAGTATATCCGTATTCCTCTATTGCTGAAATGCAAAACGCATCATGGTTATCGCAATGTTGCGAAATAATCGGCAACATCCACGATAATGCGGGCCTGATAAAAATAGACGAAATATGAAAAAGATGATGTTTAACGATCGGTACGGCCTGACGCAGGCGGTCCGATACCAGAATAATTCCGTATATTTAGCAGTGTGAAAGGACTGTGGCACGCTTTTACAGGGGAAAACGTCATCATTAAAACGCAGAGACATGAAAACGATTCTAATGATTGCATTGATGTGGCTGGCAGCGCCGCCGACCACACAAAAACAGACCATTTATAAGGACGGTAGAAATGTCGGACGAGTGGAAATAGAGCGGGACAATATCCGTGTGTATGATGAGCAGGGACGGCTGAAAATGAGAGGAAAGAAGCAAAAAGGGGTTATCAAGCTATACGATAAGAACGGTAAGTACATAGGTCAGATAAAAGACAGTGACCTGTCATTTTGAGTTGTGATTTGATGTAGAAACGATGAATTCATGGATAACGAGGATAAAATAACAATTCTATGCGAGTTACGGACAGACTTGGTCCCTGACCGGTGTATTCGGGAATTCGCCCGGAGGGATGGAGGAAACGGAATGAGTATCAAATTCTTTCTGACATCCTTGAAGGGAAGGAAAAACGGCAATGATTATGGACTGAAGATACAGACCGAGGATAATCAGACGATTTGGGTGGGAACCGGACGGCTGATTTTTAAGAATGGGAAAAAAATGATTTGATTGAAAATGGAGAAAGAATTAGACACGATACTTGCTACAATGCAGGTAACCAAGTCCAATGTGAAAGGAAGGCATTGGATGGTGACAGGGCACGAATACGAGGCTCTGCACAAAATGTTCGATAAGATATACAAGGTACTCGACGACGGGACGGATAAGGTGGGCGAGATATTCCGCCAGCTCAGAATGATTCCTCCGTTCAGCATGGGGTTGTGTATTTCTGAATCCAAAGTGGAAGACGAGAAATTAATCATGCCGACATGGGACATGGTAGCAAAAACACGCGATGAGATAGACAAAATCATCGCGCTCGTCCATGAAGGATGCTATGCCCAAAAATTCGACCCGACTACCGAGAACGATCTGCTCAATATCACAAGCCAGTTGAGATTTTGGGTGATGCACCTGAATTCGCTGTTGGGTGATATGAAAGGGAGCTCATCTATATAATTGGGTATTCCGATTTGGATAGACTTTTGATGTCGAAATAAACAAATTCCTCTCCCTTTAGTGTTTTGACTTTTTCGACAACGGCCCTGAAAATGTCCTTGTCGTTGAATCCGTACCTTTTCTGCAATATATCCTGAAAGGGCTTGATCGGATTGTCCCAGTCGGCCAAAGAAGTGGATAGCCCGAATACATAGTGTACTTCGTATGGAGGTTCGGGCAGCACTATGTCGGGCAGCTTCAATAGGCACTCCGTCGTATAGGCATCATACATGGAGGTGCGGAATCTCTTACCCTGCCATGCTCGGTTTACGGTCAGCGGTTTAACGAATATTTTCGGCATATCAGAATGTGATAAAAGAGTAACTGATTCCGGCTCCTATATAAGGTTTCACGCCTTGCGGCGTGAGGGCATATCCGGCGCTCACACCGATTCCCCAGCGCTTGGGTTTGCCGGGAACCTCGACCCGCTGGACGACCGTATTCGTCACGGTCTGCGTTTTTCGGAAAATATCGAGCGTATCGAGCGACGCGCGGAAACCGGACACGACGGCGCGGTAATCCTCCCCTTCGTATACTTTCCGGGAAATCGGGACCAGTACCGGGACTTCCACCGTATCGCCCGGGACAGGCAAAAGTACCGTATCGACACGGGTCAGGTAGCGGACTTTGGGAACGAGGACAGTTTCCCGGACCGTGTCGCGCACGACCACCGTGTCCGTCCGGTGGATCTTGACGATCTCCGGCTTCACACTCCGTCGCCCCAGCAGAAATGCGGCTGCAATAAGGGCTAAAGCTATAACAACGTTTTTCATGTTTCAGTAAAATAAAAATGCCCGAACCTATCCGCCCGGGCATAAAAAAGGCGGTAACTCCGAATATTGGAATTACCGCTTTCTACATCAAATCACAACTTGTTTCTTGGGGCTAAATAAAATTGGTCGTTTTCTTTACCCAAAACAATAGCTAACGCCATTCATATGTCGATACAAACATAGGAAATTTTATCTCACGCCCTGTTTTTATATATTTATGGAATCAGGCGGAGTATAACTCAAACTTATAATTTCCAGGCATTTGTTGGTGGAGTACGCAAGCTATTATGAACCGGGGGGCGCAATGATCCCCCCGGTTCTCGGTAATTCCAATATGTCAAAGAACCGCTGCGAATGTCTACATCATGTCGCGCCACGCCTCGGGCTTTCGGTTGTAGAGGTAGTTCAAATCCCGTTCATGGGTTTTGGCCTCTATTTCGAAAGGATTACCCTTGTAGCCGTGGCATATCCATTGCCAGATATATCGGCAGTAATACGGGAAATATCCATGACAGTCTTTGGCTTGGGCCGCATGGATCGATTCGTGATTGACGGTAACGGCGCTCAGGGGCTTGAACTTTTTGCGCGCGAATATGACCCCGAACAGCATCATGGCCTTATATCCGCGAAACGGGATCAGGGAGTTGTAGATGATTTTCATTTCCGAATCGTGATGTAAATATCTTCGCCCCGGGATTCGGCCTCGTCGAGAATGTCGAGCAGGCGGAACAGGGTAGCCCGGGAGTTGATGACCTGTCCTTTTACCTTGTTCTCTCCGACCAAGATACAACCTTCCGTGTCGGCCGGCGTGTTCCCCGAATGGATAAGTATTCCTGAAAAGTGAGGCACATCCGGCAGCAGGGGGACATTTCGTCCGCCGTACCGGGGCGAGAACTTGGGCGACTGGGTCATGGCGATCCGATAGCGACCGTAAGGTATAGCCGTCTTGCCGTATATCTTGACTTCCTGACCGTCGAATACGCCATTGGCGTTGGCATCCCGGTCGGTATCTTCCAGCGTATCGCACTCGAAGGATGCCGACGGGATGCTTAAACGCCCGATGGTATAAGTGGGCGCGAAATAGATTCGCCTCAGAGATAGAAGCATGGCTATTTCAGAATACCGGCGGTTTTCAGAGCGTTTGCCAGCAGGACCAGGTTCGCCTGCACGCCTTCGGCCGTGTCCGATGCACCCCATGTGGGCGTGGTCTGCGGTGTAACCAGTTTGGCGGTAACGTCCGACGCGAGTTTTGCCAGAGTAACTTTTGCGTTCCCGATAGTCGGATTCGGGTAGCTTCCGGTCAAATCGCCACCGGCAGCGCCGCTCGGAGTTGCGCCGCCCCCTTCGATGGACTCGAAGTTTTCGTTGATTTTGTTGGCCATCCTGTCGATGCTCGGGATAGGAGGCAGATCGGATTTGGTGATTTTCTTAACCATAGCAATAAAGTTTAATTAGTGTGAGAGCCAATATATCTGGGCAAAATGTACTGAATGTTTCTTGAGATTACGTGCAATTTGCTTCTGAGAAAAGATTCTGAGATGCTGGAGTCTTTTCTCAGTTCGCAGACGATGGACCCGACCCAGTCGTGCTGGTTGTCGCTCATACGGTATATCCCTAATATGGAGCTGCCGTGAGAGGAAAAGAGCGAACGGGCATACATATCGTCCATTTGCGTCTCGATGTCGGATATGTGGATGTACGGATTACGGTTCAGGTCCGCACAGAATTTAGGCATGTCCGACATGCTTATGTCATGGATATACTGCTTCATCCCGTCGATGCCCTTGCGCTTCACCTCGAAATAGATCGAAACGTAAGCCTCGTTACCCAGCGGGTGAGGCTGGATAATATATACCCTGTCGGCATCCAGCGTGTACAGTATGTCCCACAGTTCGCCGAACACGATTGCCGAATTGTCTACCCGACGCAGGGAAGTTTCCGACATATCCTGCTTTATTTGGGATATTTTCAGGTCGGTCATCTTGTCCCGTCGGTACTGGTTGTATTTGAACCATGCGGTTATGATGGTGCCGATGGCCGCTATGATCGCTGCGATGTATTCCATTGTGCTGATTGTTATACCACTTTGCCGTAGGTTATTTCTACCCAGTAATCCACTTGTTCCCGAACAGTTGCCAAACCGCCTGTGAAATTGGCCATAACTTGGTATATCGATGACGGATTGACATAGGTAAAAAATGTATAGTTATTATTACTTTGGCTGTTAACGGGTACGATAGCCAAAGTCGCTTTGGTGGAATAGTTCGTGAACTTAGCGTACCCGCGAAAAGCGATAGGCGCATATTGGGAGTACGTTCCCGGGAATTGAGTCGAGGCATAGTTATCCAGTGCAACAGTTGCAGGCCCGTATTTATTGGTATACGATCCTTTGACGAGCTTCTTGACAACGGGTGCGTCGTTGAAATGCGTCGCGTCTAATTGTTGTTCAAAATAGACGTTCTGTCCGAAATCGCTGTTTTCCGCAAAGCAACTCCACGGGGAGAATGTGGATGCTGAAGCCGTATTGGAAGTACGATAGAAAGAAGGGCCGGCATATGATGTCGAGTAGAAAATGGTAACGAACTGTATGATTTTATCGGTAAGTACTATTTGAAGTCCTCCGCCTCCTTGAGGCATAGGAGCGTTCGTCGTCGATGCGGCAAATTGGAAAAAGCACGTACCCTTTGAAATAAGCGTATTCAGATTAGTGGTATTAACTTTCTTCATACTTCCATTCTCCACAGCCGAATCGACATACCCTTTTGTAGCCGGGTTGTATTCTCCGGTCGGCACGTAGACCGTTGTATTCTCTTTCGACAAATAATCGGCTGGATTGAAGTTACCCGAGTCCCAAACCCTCAGCCATGTTTTTGTGTTGCTTCCACGATACATCAAGGATTGCTCGTTGGCATAGTCCCGCAACTTGAGTTGCAGAATCGTACCTATAAAATCCTTCCCCTGCCAGATGCTTGAATATTCTCTCTCCGGAAAACGCGCCTGTATATTCCCAGTAAAATCTGAATCCGTAATGTTGTCTATTCCGCCGCTGGGAAAGATCTCCTTTTTGGTTTGAGCAAAAGACGACGGGGTGAGGCTTCCCGAATCCCAAATCTGGCTCCAACTGGACCACGTTGTACCGTTTCGACCTCTTGTCCACCACTTGTCGCCTGCATAGCAGAACTGTTTGCGGAAATCGGGGTTATTGCCATAAGCGATAGTAAATCCATTGCACCAACTATCTGCAACCGGAGCGTTCGCCGCGTTGTGTGCGCCGACAAAGAAGGCATTGTTCGGGGCATTGTTCAAATCCGAGAGCTGAGCGGCGCTGAACCCGAATTTGTCGTCCGGATTGAAATCATTGGATTTCCATACTTTAACCCAGTCGCTCCAAGATTCCAGACTTTGCCGGAAACGGACAAAAACGGACGGATTGACATTGCCCGCAGAATATCCTAAGGCCAACTGTATCCAATTTCCTGATCTCCCGGTTCCTTCGACGACAATGACGCTGCCGTAAGAAGTAGGCGTGTTCTGCGTAGTTGCATCGTAGGTATAGAATCCGTAAGTCGTGGCGTTATTCAAGTTAGCAATAGCACCCCGGTTCACAATATACTGTTCAGCCAGTTTTGCGGCTGTCACGGCACCGTCGGCGATCTTTGCGGTTGTCACTTTCCCGGTGCCGATAGTCGGGTTAGGATAGGTCCCGGTCAAATCGCCACCGGCAGCGCCGGACGG